TTATTTAAAAGAAAGTAAACGCAAGCCATTTAAAATCACTAAAATCGTTGAGCCTTCGTGTCCAACAACACCAAGCGGCAAGTTAACTACCTGAAAAACATTGGCTAAAATCAATAAGGTAATCACAGATAAGGCAAAAACAATATTTTGTTTGATAATGGTCTTCATTTTGCGGGAAAGTTGAATCGAAAATGGAATACGAGTCAAGTCATCCATAATCACACTGTCTGCACTTTCCATTGCAATATCTGTTCCTGATCCAATAGCATAAGAAACATCTGCTTGAGCAAGGGCAGGAGCATCATTAATACCATCTCCTACCATGGCCACAAAACCATATTTGGTCTTTAATTCTGCTAACTTAGCCACCTTATCTTGAGGCATACAGTTGGCTACCACTTCATCAATACCAAGTTTTTGTGCCACATAATTGGCAGTTCGTTCTTGGTCCCCTGTTAACATGACCGTCTTGATTCCCATAGCATGAAGAGCTTCAATGGCACGTTTTGACTCTAATTTGATGTCATCTAACAAAGCGTAGTAGGCTACTAGTTGGTTGTCGCGAGAAACAAAGATAAGAGTTTTCCCTTGACTTTCTTCTACCTGAATCGTTTCTTCAAAAGCTGAAAGATCTGGCACCATCTCTAAAATAAAGGATTTCTTCCCAATGCGCCATTCTTGACCTTGATAGAGCCCTTGGAATCCTTTCCCAGCAATCTCTTCTAATTGGTCAAAATTCAGTGCTTCTACTGCTTCAGTGTATTCAAGAAGGGCTTTAGATATAGGATGGGTACTAGCAGCCTCTGCTCCTTTTACCAGTCTATTCACGAGCAACTCATCTTCCAAATAATGAGCATTCACAACAGAAGGTTTTCCTTGGGTGAGCGTTCCCGTTTTATCCATGACAACAGCCTTAATATCTCCCATGTTATCGACAATATCCCCTCCTTTGATAATCAATCCCTTTCTGGCTGCACGAGAAATAGCAGCCAAGCTAGCAGGTGTGGAACTGGCAATTAGGGCACATGGTGAAGCTACTGTTAAGAGAATCATCCCTCGGTAAAAAGCAGCCAACCAAGTCCAAGAAAGCACAAAGTGGCTAAAGAGGATAAAGGCAGGAATAAGGACGAGCACAAATTTGACATAACCATCTTCTAAGCTTTCGATAAAGGTGGCAGTTTTGCTTTTCTTTTCTTGGGCAGATTCCACCAGATTAATAATCTTGGCAAAGAGAGTATCGTCATTTTCAATAGTAACCAACATATCTATGGTTTGTCCTTGGTTAATGGTTCCCCCAATCAGATCCTGGCCTTCTGCCTTATCAACAGTGATAGGCTCACCAGTGACCATAGATTCATCAAATTGACCAAAAGGACTAAGCAACTGCCCGTCAATTGGAACAGCTTCGCCTTTACGAACTTGTAAACGGTCACCAACACTCAAGGATCTGGTCTCAACTTCTAAAATATGGCCATCTTCTTGGTATTGACGAGCTGTATCTGGCGTCAAGGACATCAAGGCTGAAATAGCATCCTTACTTTTTTCCATGGCCATTTCTTCAAGCGTATTGGACAACGAAAAGATAAAAATAAGCAGAGCACCCTCCAGCCAATAGCCGATAATTCCAGCACCGATAGCTGCCAAAATCATCAAAATATCCACTGACAAGTGTTTGTTCTTCACCAAATCCAATATACCCGTTTTTGCAGACGCATATCCTCCAATCAAGAAGGCTGTAATGAAAATAGCGGAAGCCACTTGTGGAAATGAGTGTAAAAAGGCTAGGCCAATTATTATTAATACCAAACACGCTAAAGTCTCCATCAAATGAAGATGGTCTGCCATCCATTGTCTGATTGTCATTTTTAGTTCCCTCGCAATTAAAAGTTATTCAATCTTTAAGATATATTAATTATAATAATTCTAAATAAATAAGTCAAGTAATTTAGAAACATTCTAAATAAACTTTTTTAAACTTACCTTTTGCTTTCAAAAATCCTAACTTCAACTATTTGCAAATATGAAAAAACTCCCCCTACCTGCGGAAATGATATACTAATAGAAGGATGACTGACCATTATAGAGTGCATGCTTTAGAACTTGGCTTAACTGAAGAGAAAACTACTAACTTTATGCCCCAAATATAAAAAAAGAACCTTGTCGCTATCAATAAACATCGATAGCAACAAGATTTTTCTAGACGAATTATTTAACAGCGTCTTTTAAAGATTACTTAATATTGTGCACATATAATATAATAAACTTTGATTTTATAAAGCTACAAAATAACGAAACTTTATATAATTGCTTCGAATCAACTATGTAAGTTTTAAACTTATGCCCCCTATTTACCCCTTTAATAAAACTACTTCTCAGGGGGCAAAGAAAATACTTATCTCGAAAGCTCCACCAGCACCTCTTCCACTTTTTCGTCTGTCACAATTTCTCCATTCTTTATCTTCTCATTCGGCAACACATAATCAAAAATCTGTCCGTTCTTGCGCACGATCATTACTGTGTCTGCTGTGATATATCCACGGTCAATAGCTTGCTTAAATTCGTCGTATGTTAGCATAAAGCACCTCCTACTTATCTATTCGTAAAAAAGCCAAATCTAGTGAGAAAAGATTTGGCATGTTTATTATTGATTTGCAGAGAATGTCCCTTGGTTGTAGTCTATTGTATACCCATTAGCTACATTATATACAATTACTTTTTCGTTAATCGTGTTATCTGAAGATAGTACAGACACCACTACCGCTCTTGGTACCAACTCATTGCCTTGGTATATTGGCATTGCTTCATAGTAAAGGTAACCGTCACGATGGGCTTCTAGCCACTTCTGAGATTTAATTTCTGTATATCTCATCCCTCCATTGCCAGAACGACCTCCAACATTTTGTGTTCTTGTTCCTGTAATAGCATTTACTCTAAGGGCATCTCCGCCTAGACTATCTGCAATTAAATGACTCTTATTCCAAAAATAACCTTGATAAGAATCATCACCTAACCCCTTTATAACATAGACTTCCCCATTTTTATTTCCTAGCCATCCTGACAATGTTTCTGCTTTACTACGTTTAAAATCTTTTCTTATATTGTAACTACCTAACACATTATTGAAGGTCAAAGTTCCTCTAACTGTTAATGTTCTGCCAAGACTGTCAAGACCACCATAGACTATTTGGCCTTTTGGTGGAAATAAATTTTCTACTATTCCACTTTCTCCTAATACTTTATAATAATTTGGGGAAGTTTCTAATGTCCACGACAAAGCTTCAGGTAGATATGTATCTGAGGAGTTATATCTATTAGCAACATTAACTTCTTTAGTATCAGCTAAAGTAGCCTGTTGATATGATAATGATATAGGAGATGATATTAGAAGAATTAGAAATATGCTAGAAATAAATTTACGTAATCTTATGTTGTTCATTGTTCGACCTCTTTTTTTATTTTTTTATTCTCACTAATTACATTATATGTTTACTTAATTGGTTAATCAAATCTTTTTTTAACATTTTTGAAATTTAACCGATCGTATTAATATGTTTACATTAGTATTTCTAAGTAAACGTTGTTTTCAAAATTAAAACAAGTTTAACTATAATTAGCATCTAATAAAAAAACAGCCCCCGCAAAAGCGAGGGCATTTGTCTTATCTTAAGGAGCTTTACCTCCTAAATTGGTTTTTTAGTTGCAGTGTAGGTAACACCGTTAATAGTAATCTCAATGCTATCAATAACCACATCAATCTTGTCAGACTGCCCGACACTGATGTCGGTCTGTTGATCATACTTGTTAATTGGTCCATTTTCCTGCTCGATTGCTTTTAATCTGCTAGACATGCCTACAATGTAGTTATCGTAGCCACTAGCAGCATAGTCATAGGTAGCACCGCCAACCTTAAACATGCCCTTGACAGCCTCACTGAAAGTCTTAGCACCGCTTATCCTATAAGAGCCATCAGCTCTCAAGAGATAAAACCAGTCCGTCAAAAAGTCGTCAACGCTAGCATAATGCATATAATGGCCACCCTCAACAGCAGGCCTTTCCGTACCTTGAGTAACAGTAATACCGCTTGGGCGATTACCTTGGCCAGTCCATGTCATGCCTCCCCAATTATTGTCAGCACGACCTACGGCAGATTGACCCCAAAGCCCCTCAAAATGCAACACAGTAATGGCATAACTTGGCAAGATGTCATGCTCCTTGCATTTGGCTAGGATTTTATCCAAGATAGCTTTTTTAAGCACAGCACCATTAAATAGTAAATCGCCATCTTGTTTGACCGCTGGGCTTTGCTCTGCTACTTGTGGTTGTTTAAGCATCTCGTTTACTTTTGCTTGAACGGCATCATAATTACTACCAAGAGATAGCTTTCGCTGCTCACCACTGCCGTGTTTGCCAGCTAGCACCTCCTGAGCAAGCTCATCAATACTTTTATTTGTTGGTTGGGATTGCTCTCCATTGTAGCGATAAGCATAAGAGTACATCCAACCGCTAGCAGCTGCCGTCTGATTGTAGTTATCAATTGTGATGTTATTATTTGCGTAATTGCAGTGGATAATGTTGTCAGCATCAATAAACATCACAACATGACCACCAGCACCTGCTGATTGTCCACGGAGTCCCCAGATAGCAATGTCAGCCCGTTGGCTATCCCAATCCTCATTCTCTGCGATTAACTCAAAGCCGTTTTGGACTAGCCAGTCGTGCATGTACTCTGTATTGAGTAGCCAACCAGGATTACTAGCTCCTGCATAGATTAATGCACTACAAATAGCGCTTGAGCAGTCATAGCTATCAGGACCATTACGATAGTCCATGGAATAGCTGACACGACCCTCTTTTAAGCCCATCCATGCTATGGCTTTTTCGGTATCTACTGTCATTTGTCCTCCTTATCTAAAAACGGGAAAAAGATAAGAGCAACCACAGATAATGGCACATACAGTATTGCGATTGCTAGTATTAACGCTAATCGTGTGATTGCTTTTTTCATCTTACTCCTCTTCTTTTTGTTTTAAATCAACTTGTGGCGCCTCGAGTTTAACACCTGTTTTATCAATTTTAATCGTGGCAATATCAAATTGATCAGTGTCACGCTTGAGCTTCTCAAAAAATGCTCTGACAAAGCTTGGCATTGGTAAGCCTAGCTGACCCCAATTTTCCACGATGGATATGCCGTAACAGGCGATAAAAAAGAGTACAAAGGCAACTGCTAAAGGCTTAGCGCCGAGCAAAATTAGGTAAGGATAGACAGTATAGACTAACAACACAACCAAAAAGTGTTTAATAATACCAGATAGCCCTTTTGTGCTGTTTGCTCTCTTGTTAGTAATACCTTTTGTCAATCCTGTGATAATATCAAAACAGACAAAGAGCGTAAAAACATGGATTTCGACAGTTCGGATTAAATCCCCGAAAAGGTGAATAAGACTTGTTAAATCAATAATCATCTAACCACCTCTAATCCTGCTTAACTAGATCCGCATATTTAATGACTGTGACTTTATCCTCTGATTCTAAGTCCTCTATGGTTTGCGCCTCATAAGTAAACGGCTCGTTGACATGTACAAAGACAAGATTTCCTTCTTCTGCATCGTCATCTTCTTTATCAGTATCTACCACTGTAAAGACATCATAAGCTTTGTACTCACCTTTTTTGGCTTGCTCGATTAGTTCAAGCATGCCTTTGTAGATATCAGGCTCTACTTTATCGCTAGTAGTCAGTACGTGGATAGTTTGCAAGTTGATCATCCGCTGTGTACGCTCTGCGGACACCTTAGCCAGTCCAGCGGCTGCTTGGGCTGTTTTAGCAGTCTTAGCGGTTTCCTGTGAGATTTTTTCCAAATCATCAACCTTTTGTACTGCTTCGCCCATAGCGATTTCGACATATTCAGATTTTTTAAACTCTTCGAGCACTGCTGTGATAATGTCTTTATCATTTGTGCCTGTTAAATCTTTTTTAACAAGTTGTGGGATAACAGCGCCGTCATCATCTGTAATAATAACGTATGTGCTTGCGACTGCTCCTGTACTGTCAGACTGTGGGTATTTTCCTGTGACTTTCCAATTTCTCATAGTTATTCTCCTTTTTTACTTGCTTCGAATTGCTCTAAAATGTTGTCGATTATTATAATTTCTTCTGATGTAAACTCATCTTCTGACTCTGCCAGATATTCTAAAAAATCGATAAAGCGCTTAGAGTACTCGCCACCTTTGATGACGATAGGCTCGCTTGCTAACTCGTCTAAAAAGTCGTTAAGCTCAGCTAACTTTGAGGTGTCCTCAATTTTTGGATTACCTTTGTCATCTGTAATCCACTTGTCATCATCATTTTTAGCGACATATTGATCAATAATATCGATCTCATCTTTGGCATACTCGCTTAGCTTAGTCTCTACTTTTGCAAGCAGCTTAGCGCGCCCACGATTTGCTCGCATGTTCGTGACTTTGATTTTGTCTAGTACACTATATAGTGTGTTTAAATCTTTGTTTTTAAGCGTTAAATCCATTGTTTCTCCTATAAGTTATTAATGTGTGCGTTATATTCTGCGATGATTGCGCTGCGTGTATCAAAATTCCACGACCAAGCCGTGTTATTAGCATGCAGCCAGCAGCGGCCGAGAGCCAAAATTGCCTGGTACATCTTGTTTAAGTCGACCATTTTTGGCATTAGGCTAGGCCGCATCTTAAAGCCACGATCGATGTTAAAATCGTCGCTAAAGACAATATCATCACCATAAATTTCGGCTTGATCGACCTTTGCTGTATGCTGTAACCCTTCAGCGTACCGGAAAAACCTAACTCCACAGAAACGTCCAGACGAAGCGCTGTCGATGCCATCTCCTGATGAGGTTATCCCGATTGACGCATACAACGCTGAGCCTCTATAGCCTTTTGGCGTCGCATTACTAAAATGTACAAAGGCAGTATGTGTGCCATCTTTACGTACTAAGGCATTGTTTTTGCTATTAAAATTAATTGTGGCATCTCGATTAAAGGTCATATTGGCATTATTTAGGTCCCACTGACTTGCCCCATTTGTAGCGGCTAATACACCTCCAGTAATTTTGCTAGCTGATAGTGTTACAGATTGGACTGATGTTGCAAAGATGTCTTTGGCAAACAACGTCCTAAAATATCCCTCGTTAGCAGTGAGTTTATTAAAAAAGGCATAGTCCATCTTAATTTTCTCACCAGTAATGGCCTCGGCTGCAATCCTATTAGCATTAAGATAACCAGTATTAATCTTACCGGCATCCATGTTAGCAATATGAGCATCTTTGATGACAGCGTTGCTGATGTGGCTGTTACCATCAAGAGTGATATTTTTTCCAGTGATTTTAACCCCAGACCTATCAAGATTGATTGCCGAGATAATCTCACTGCCAGACATTTTGCTTGCTGGGAGTTTATCCCTGATTGCGAAGGCTATCTTGTCGTAACTCTGAGCAATAGTTGTCTCAACATCACCTTTTGATACCTTTGTGCTGATCAGGTCACTTAACTGATTAATCCGACTTGTAGCATTTGATTGATTATCACGTACAGTTGTTTGTAGTCCCTGTACAGTCTGAGACAAACTGCTGTAATTTTGGTTTGCATTTGTGATTTGTGACTGCAATCCTTGTGCTGTCTGAGACAATCGAGAAACATCATTAGCTGCATTACTAACTCGTAAATCAATGCCACTTACCTTTTGAGATAGCGTTGAGTAGTTACCAACACCATCATCAAGACGACTGCTAAGACTATCAATTGTTTGGCTTAAACGACTGTATTTGCCATCAAGTCCACTAATACGACTATCAAACATTGATGCTAGCTGAGTACGTGCGGATTCAACTGACTCACTTTTGACAGTTTGTTTGATACCATTCAGAGTTTGCTCAAATTTGGAATATCGTTCATCATCAATAGATTTGACTTGTAACAATATCTGCTCAGCTGATTGCGCAATGGCACTTGACATCTCTTTGTTGGCGTACTCGACTAGCATTGCCTTATTATTGAACTTGATTTTGCCCCACAAATCTGACTTAGGGTCTTTTAGCTGTAAATCAAGCTCTTTGACCTGCTGAGCTAGTCCAAAAGCTTGTTGAGTGGTAACTTTAGGCTTTACAAAGTCGTGCATTGTATTGTCATCCTCGACCTGTAGCTTTTTGATTATGGTATTGCCAAGGCAACTACTGTTAAGTCTCACAGTCTCACTTGACTTATCTGCCTTAAAGGTCACATAAAAACGACCATCTGCAAAAGATAAGTCGTGCTCGTTTATTGTATATGTTGGGTCTCTGCTCATTTATCCTCCTTAATCTATTTTTTTAGTATGAGTTTTTTTAACTCAGCAATTTTTTCATCTACGTAATCTTTAGTCGCAGCATGTTTTCCAGATGTTGGATCTTTAACTGTTAGATTACCAGCTACAGTTGAATTTGCACCTGAGTGAAAGCCGCCATCTGGACCTACATAAAATTTGTCTTCATTTTTATTTCTGATTCTGAGCATTTTACCAGTTGTTCCTGTGGAGGAATTGATGTAGATTCCTTGAGCGGCTGTTCCTTCACCGTTTGTCTTTTTGACAATATCAATGGATAACGCTGCAGCGTTTTCATCGTAATTTGCCTTAACGTTTGGGTTTTCGTGAGTAATTTTTAGCGTTCCTAGCGCTTTTTCGACGCCTCTAATTTGCATCGCACTACCGCCTTCGTTGGCACTGGTTATATTAAGTGCCGAGGAAAAATTAGGTGCGCTTGGCTGGCGCATTACAATATTTACAGCATTAGTCTTACCGCTGTAATCCACAAATTGAGCTGACTGATCAAACGTATCTTTGTCAGAACGTAAAATCATCAATGGTCCATCAGTAGTATCTTTATTTGTATACATCACCATAGCAGCACCTTCCGATTTAGACATATCAATGTTAATCGCTCCTCCTACGGAAGATGAGGGTTTAATACCACTATTAGGTTTAAACTGTAGTTGTCCTGTCACTATGCCGCCTGTCAAACTCAATTTTTCGTCTAGCTTTGCATTTGACTCTGCTTTTAAGTAAACAGCGTTTTTATCTGCTTTATTTGATTTTAATTCGGTGATTTTACTATCAGTTTCTTGTTTTCGTGCAAACGCATCTAGATTTGGTTTATTTTGGAGTTGATTATAATCTGTCGTTCCAGGCTTGCCAGCAGGGCCCCGAGGACCAGTTCCTCCAGTTTTACCTTGGAAACCAGTGTCTCCTTTAGGACCTTTTGGTCCGGTAAGGTATTTGAGTGCGCTAAACTTGCTTTTCCCATTACCAAATTTAGCATAGCCTGTATCAGTCTCAAAACCTATCTCACCCTCAAGCAAGATGACATCACTACGAGCCCACTCATCAGCGCTCATGCGCTTAAATTGGACTCTTAATGGTATATTTTCAGTCATTAACTACCTCCATCTAAAATCATTTGCGGGCTGTCTGACCACTGCCCTGCTATCGTGGCATTATTACCGTCAACCACATCTTTATAAGCCATCTCAAGGGCCAATTCCTGCACCTCCGACGCGTTTAAATCTATTTGCTTAGATTTATACCAGTCGCTGGTTACAAGCACTGTGTAGCTAAACGGATAGACATTGATAGTCTCAGTATCCTTAGTCAAGCCAAAACTCTCGACAACTAATTTGGGATTTTTAGGTGTTAACACTAAGCGAGCACCTTTCATGTTAGCCTGTGTCACTGTGATTCCTACTTTACGCAGTAGCTCGCAGGTTGCCTCAAAGCTGATAGTGTATGTCTTGCCTTCTTCAAAACCTTCACCATTATGGGCAATGTCAATATAACCTTGTTCAAAAGTGATAACTTTGTCAGTATCACCATCCAGTCTGTTGCGATTGTAAAACGTGCCGCCAGTTGATCCAACAATGTTAGCTGTAACTGTGGCAGTTTCAGACGTGTCTTCCAGTTTAGCTTTAATGTCAGCTAAGCTATCCTTGCTAAAACCGGCTTTGGCCAAAGCATCATCAATCTGCTTTTCATCAACTTCAAGGTCTTTAAGAGACGTTCTAAATTCTTCAAGTTTTTTATCAAAATCTTGCTCTTTAGTGTCAGCATCAGATAAAAATTTTTTGAGTCGCTCATCGACTGCCTTGGCTAGCTCCTCAGCTTCCAGCACTTTAGCGTTAACCTCAGCAACTTTGACCTCTGCATTAGCTTCAGCTTTTTTGATGCCATCTTCAATCTCTTCACGGAGTTTAGCTTCTTTTGTGTCAAAAATACGATTAGCATTATCAATCTGCTTTTGTAATTTTGCTTCAAATGCTGCGTCATGTTGAGCAGTTGATTCAGCTACCTTATTGTCAATTTGATTGCTAATTTGTTTTGCTAAGTTGGTCTTAATCTCTCCAAAGATGATGGATTTTAACCGATTGGCCATAGGGGCGAACCGATAGCCAGTGATTTGCATTCGTAAGTCTCTGTCATAGAGCTCGTGGAAGACAATTGCTGTGTCAAATAGCCTAACAGCGCCCTCGTAGTTATTAGTAACATCAATTTTTAAACTATTACCTGGTATGTCGCAAAGAGTTTTTTCAAAGTATTTCTTACCATATGCAAGCAAGTCCTCTTCTGTTTTGACATCTTGATCCTGCACCTTGATAGTCTTTTCAACAATTATCGGATGAGTGTCTTTGAGCTTGCTCTCAACAGTTACCCTAATCGTTTTCTTTTTGCTAACTTCATTGTGGCCAATGTCTGCATCAGAAACTTCTCTAGATTCCTCTTCCCGCTGCTCCTCAACTTCTGCAACGAGATGCAGTATCGAGATGAGACCTTTTATAGTATCTGTCTCCTCATAAGATTTGAGGTTTTTCTTATACATAAATAAGGTCTCAGTGTCTTTACCAGCTTTTTTGAGCAAATTAACCTGATACTTATCACGTACAAGCTCGCCACCCCACTGCCCCATGATTGAGTGCTTGCCATTAGCTAAAGCGTCCATAACAGATACGTCTGATTGATTAAATGTGTGACGACCGTCAATATCACTAAAAAAGCTAAAAGGATGCTCACGCTTGATATTACCTGCTAACTCTGACATTACTGTCATACCTTGCACCCTATCAACACTGATAGAGTCAATTGCATAGCCATTTAAATCATCGGCGACCTGATTACCATAAACATTGATATAGCCATGTCGCTTAGTAATCTCAAAAACCCTAAAAAGCTGAGTTCCATGTAGGTCATCAGCTTCTAGGATTATTCCTTTTTTGATCAAGGGGCGATACTCATGTTTAGCTGGATACTTAAAACTTAATTTATAATCGCTATTCGCTTCCTGTGTAATCTCATCTTCAAAGGCTGCTACAAGAGGTGTATTATCATCTTTAATCGATATCAAACCTTGTACCTCCACCTTGGACTAATTGTTAACCTGGCAATGCCTCCGCTTACGGCAATACCTTGTGTGCCAGGTTGTATTTCAAAAAATCTTCCTCTTATTCGGATTGAGTTTTTCACATTACCTTCACCATCATAAACGCATTGTTGGCCATGTTTGCACTCAATCGTTGCTTTACCTGACAAATTTAATTCCATGACCTGTTTGTCAATGGTTAGTGTTCCTTTGCCGGTACCCTCAACAATTATCTTAGGTTCACTAAAAACATTTCCTGGATTATTTATACTTCCATTGCCTGCAATCGTTACATCTGAGATACCTTTCGCATACCTAAATGGATATAGTGCAAGTTTAAGTGTGACTCTCCACGAGTTCATAGTTACCGCATTGATTTTGACAGATAGGCAATCATAATAATAAAATGACTTCGGAATATGCCAAAATTCAATGATTTTCCCAAGTCCGTCTAAATGATTCACTAAATTAACTGCATCATCAAAAGTGCTCAAATGCCATGTTAGAGTGGGTTTCGACTCATTGTATGACTCTAATCCCCTACTAGTACCATTCATCCCATACACTTCATTTTCGACAAAATGAGGGGATAAAACATCCCCTACATCATAACCAGTTAGGACACAATTAGGGATTGTAGAGGTATCAAAACCATCAATAATAACCTTTGGTATCATGCAATCCCCTCTCTAGCCATGATTTTGGCAAATTCTTCGTATAAAATAGCGCTGACTTTTTCTTTGTCTAGATAGACATCCGTATTTTTATCAAGGATATCTTGCAACAGAGCAAGCACCTTAACAAAAAATAATGACAAGTCACTTGTAGCAGAACCGACTGTAGTTTTAGTACTAATATTGCTTGATAGTAAGTCATCAGCTGTGACGCTTGGTTTAGCATCGATACCGAGAGATAGACTTTTACCTGTTATGGTGCCTGCAAGATCGTCAGCCATGCCAGATACATTTGATTTAACCTCTTTAAAGCCATCCATCAAGCTATTGTTGAACCCTTGCATGATTACTTTACCTGCGGGTTTTAGCAAAACCCTATCGTATGAGATAGGCCCTTTGTGCTTACGGATCCAGTCAGCAATACCCCCAACAAAGCCGGTGATTGCCCCCCACATCGATTTTAGTCCATTTAGAAATCCTTGCATGATTGCACGTCCTGCACCAACTAAGTCAATACTTGCTAAACTGTAAAACGCATTTTTTAAACTGCCAATAACAGATTTTATAGTTCCACTTACGCTAGATACAAGATTACCAAAGCTGCTAAATGCTGTTTTTATAGCGCTTATCGCACTGTTGATAATACCTTTAGCTATCACTACTGCATTTTGCATAGCTGACCACGCTGCCGAAAGTAATCCTTTTAAAATATTTCCAGCATTCCCTAGATTGCTAAATACCAATTTAATACCATCAATCGCCAAAGTTATCATATTTTTAGCTGTCGAAACTACTGTTTGGATGTTCCCCCAAGCACTGCTTAGCATACTACTTAAACCTTGCCCAGATGCACCTAAGCTAGTAAATATACCAATGACATTACCAACCCACTGGGCAACGATTTGTAATGCCGGTGAAATAGCATTAAAACCTTGTACAAGCCAATCAATAATTGGCGTTAAAAACTCAATAACAACTTTTAAAGCATCAAATGCAAAGCTAATACTGCCAAGGATTCCTTGTAAGACTCCGCCGAGAAAAGCTCCTAAAATTTGAAAAGCTGGCATCAATGCGCCACTTAATATTGTTACTAGAGGTTGGCAAGCATTCCAAAGATTAACAAAACTATTTACAAGCTGACTAATCGCTGGACCTACAATAGACATGAACGTTTGGAACCCTGTTTGAATTGCTGGTAAGATTGCTGAAATTAAAGCCTCAAAACCACTGAAATCTAATCTGGCTAATCCGCTAATAATAGTGTCTATTACTGGTGCAACTGCACTACCAATGCTAGTAAAAAATGATGGCAACTGACTAAAAGCCGTTTTTAAACCGTTAAAAACAGGTTGTAAATTTTGGCCAATCTGTGCAAATTTAGCAGTAATAGGACTTAAATCAATACTAATCCCAAGGCTACTCATTAGCCCTTTAAATTGACTGGCAATAATAGGAGTTGCTGCTCCAATAAAAGTACCAATTGCCGATGGTAATCCTTTAAAGATATTTGCCACCATCGGAATAAAGTTACCAAATAAGAAATTAGAAGTTGTTTCAGCCAGTCCTCGTAAAGCAGGTCTTATATCATCTCCTAGTGATAAACCTGCCAGTACATTTGTAAAAGAGGACTTCATAGCAGCTAGTGAGCCTGAAAATGTAGTTTTTGCTTCTTCAGCAGCAACTCCAGCGATACCCATGTTATCCTGTACCAAGTGTATAGCCTCAACCACATCAGCATAATTACTCAAATCAAACTTCTTGCCCATAGCGGCAGGTAACTTTTCAGCGTCTGATAAAAGACGCTTCATCTCTTCTTTTGTGCCGCCGTACCCAAGTCTTAGGTTATCAAGCATTGTATAGTTTTGCTTAGCAAATCCCTGGTAAGCCATTTGGATTGATGTGATATCAGTACCCATCTTAGCCGAGTTGTCGGCCATATCCATGATTGCCATGTTAGCAGCCTTGGCAGCCGCGACAGCATCACCTCCAAGTGATTGCTTTAGAGATGCACCCATTGAAACTGCTTGCTCTGCATAAGTATTTACTGATATACCAGCTTTGTACGCTTCTTTAGCAAACCCTTTGACAGCAGTCTCAGCGCCCTTATACAAGGTATCAATACCACCAAAAGATTGCTGTAAGTCAGCACCAGTGGACAAAGATGCAGAAATTGTTTTCTTGAGTAAAATACCTAAACCAGCAGTAGCCGCTAGAGCCGCTAATTTCAATTTACTACCAAACAATTTACCTGCGCTCAAACCAGCCGACCTTGCTTCTGGATCAAGTTGCTTTGAGATTGCTCCACTTATTCCACGAGCGGATGGCATAATTTGCACATACGCTTGACCAAGTTCTGTTGCCATTAGCCATCACCTCCTAGTAATTGTTTACGTGCATTTTCAAAATCCTCGCCAGACGCAAAAGAAATGACATCATTAGCTTTTTGTGATTTAGATCCAGATATAGCTTCCACCACGGATTTAGGTTTGTTTTGACCAGATTGACCATCCTTAGTTTTAGACCAAAACAGCAAATTAGTATTATCGTAAATACCAGCTAACAAAACAGTATCCAAAGCCTCAGTCTCTCCAGATAATGCCATTTTTATCCTAGAGTTAGATCTCAAACCGACAGCAAAAACAGCCACCTGATAAGCAGGTAGCTGTCTGTAATCATATATGCCGTATGTTTCAGCTAAATCACAAGTCAATGCATCATCATCTTTTGCTATCATCTGAGCGAGGATTGCTAGTTTTTTAAATCTTTTTGACTTTCAAAAATTTCTTTGATTTCTACTCCGATAGCTTCAACGTCTACGATACCTTCTGCATCTCGTACATGTTCTTTTAGAGACTTAGCAGCATCACCAAGTAACAAATTAACGATTTTAACCACTGCTGTTGGATCGGTTTCCTCTTCTGCAATAGCTTCAACAAGTTCAATGATTTTGCTTAGCCCCGCTAGTCTTTTCTAAGATGATGAATCGTGCAGGTTCATCTTTTTGATGTTCAAAAAAAGACGGCACATCTAAGTGCTCGTCTAAATATTTTTTGATAATTACTTCAATCAATCATCGCACCGCCTTCAACAATGTGTTGTTTTTTGAATTATCTTTCTTGGCCTTTATGGTTTTAGCACTGACCATAGCATTAGCCCTATTTTTCCCGACATGGATATCTTGGGCGTAACCATCACCACAACGTTCTCTGATGGCTGTGGCCTTAGTGGTTAATACCTGCTGCATTTCTGATGATTTCATCAATTCAGCAACACCAGCTTTATTGAGCTTGAATTTAAACTTACTCATATCTTTCCACCATAACTTTCTTATTCCATTCAAGCGGAATAAGCTCTTCAATACCTTCAAGAGCTAGGCCGACAGTGCGCCACTTTTCTCCAAAGAATCTAACTTCCTTATCTCCCCAATCGTGGTTGTCTCCTTTTGGAATAGCTAAAGTGTAAACAGCTTTTTTTCCTGAAAGGCTAAGCTGGCTTGTTATGTCATCGCTTGTTGCTGGCGATACAAGGACATTATCGACAGATATTTCTTTATCTTTTTTTATTGGATTTCCGAAAGGGTCTATATCGATAGTTACTTTATCTATCAAAGTAATCGTTATCCCTCTTAATTTCCCCATAAAGCTCAATACCTCCATACCTCTGCTTTTTTAGACCAAGCCGTTTAAGCTCATTGTCTTTTATAAACAGTCCCCCTCCTGGAACCAAATAAGTTCCAGACCAAGTGTAGCCAAGTGCCGATTGACTTTCTTGCGACATCGGTTCACCTTGAGTAGATGTCATGAGTGTTCTAGCTACAATGTCAACCGTAACCGATTTAATAACATTAACAAAATAAGGCTTATCAACCATCGTTTTATCTAAGTCTTTGCCAACTTTGTCAGCTTCCATTCTTAATGTATCTGATACGACTTTCAAGAGTGCATTTGCACGTTTCAATTCGTCAACAGATAAGGGACGCCATAACAAAATGACGTCATCTGTTGTTGCAAAATTGCCCACTTTTACCTCCTAACCAGGCAAGAGTGCCTCTAATTCAGGTTTCTTAGCTTTAGAGCTATATTTTATCCCAGCAGCATCTAACTGACGTTTAATTTCTGCTACTGTTTTTGCTTTTTCGCCTGTCTGCTGTTCAACCAAAGTCCAATCTCCACCACAAACAGGGACGGAGCTATAAAAACTAGCTCCAGTCTTACTGTTAACGTATAACATTATACTTCTCCTTTAGTGACACGAGCAAAGCTCTTAGCGTCCAAAATACCCCAGCCGATATACGCCTCAGCACGTAAGTAAATTTGGTTATACCCTTTAAGGTCTTTCCCCGAATTATCAGGATCACCGTATTTAATGATTTCCATTGGAATTTGTTTTGCATAACCCCACTTAAACATGCTTTCAAAATCGCCAATAATTACTAAATCTTTGGATTCTGCTTCATCAGCTCCAGCACCAACAGTAGTATTGACGGACGATTTCAAGCCATTGATGCTATCTGGATTCGCTCCCCAAGCAAGTTCAGGGTACATTTTAGGCCCCATCTCCCCATTGGTAACTTTCGCCAGTGCTGTTGAAAACTCTGTATCCATCGCAAGCCCTGTCACTACACCTTCAGCCCCCTGAATTAGATTAACAGCTGCTTCGATATTTGCATCAGCGTCTTCGCTCTCTGTAAATTTAACCACTTGCGTCACTTTACTATCAAAGTGATTCGTGCCGATAACGTCAGACGCTTTTTTTGTACGTGGATTGATACCATGCATCGCCATTAGGTCAATACCACGAGCGAGTTTTTTCGCAAACCCTTCGTTAAAAGCTTTCAAAATATCAATCTTTTCTTCTTCTGTTGCATATAAAAATTCATCAGAAAGACGAGCACCATACTCAACCTTGATTGGTACGATAGTAACAGGCTCTAGCGATAAGCCACCGTGTGTTTTTTTACCGTTTTCAGCAACCACATCAATATCAGAATCTAATGTAAACGTAAATTCTTTAGATCCGTTAAACGGAATAGGTTTTTGGCTAGATAGTTTAGCTAGTGAGCTATGCCCCTTAACTTTATTGATAAGATCTGATACTAAATGTTTGTCAAATAAGCTTGCTTTTGATGTTTCTGTTCCCATATTTTTTCTCCTTTAATTAATCTTCTAATCTTCTGTACTTAATCCTTGCACTAACGCTCTGTAATTTGCGTCTGCATTACTATCGATATTTGGTTCGTTTGATTTTGCTGGCGGTTGTGGTTGGGATGGCTTAATAAAGGATGCTAAGCGTTCTGCATCTACTTCGAGTCCATCTTCATCATCTCCTTGCAAACGATCAGCTAAATCAATTGGTAAGCCATACTGTAACGCTACCTTTGTCCGTAAATTTGCCGTCTCATAATCGGCAATTTGATTCTTCAGGGTGCTAATCTCTTCCGTATAGCTATCAGTGTTTGATTTAGCATCATTCAAAGCAGTTTGTAAGCTGCTGTTTTCGGTTTCTAGTTCTTCAACACGAGTTTTCAGTTGGTCGTAATCTTGATATTTCTCACGTTCTCGAGCAATGCGAGCTTTCACAATCGTGTCCAACTCTTCTTGTGTTTCAATAACTTTAAATTCTGACATATTAACGTCCTTTCTCCTGCTTTCCCGGCAGTTCGGTAGATTTTTTAGCAGTAAAAAAACACCCTTTCGGATGTCGTTTTTTAACAGCTGGTTCTTTGCTTTCTTTTTGGCTTCGTTGTGTAACAAATCCAGTGCGCAAGCAATGCACTGTCCATTAAGCTAATGTCTCTATCATCATAAAGCGACTTATACCCAAAACCACCATTAGAGCCAATTTGCCTCTTTTCACAGTTTGTGACTACTGCTGTCAAAGATGGCTGATCACTATGACAAATGGTTTCCTGCATGATCCCCTGCTCCCACATCATGTTAGCTGTGATAATTTCAGCAACTTTAGGCAATTCTGGTTTCTTTAGACCTTGCTCTTTCATCTCCTGAGCAAGTAATTCTTGGCCGCTGGCGCCATCAATTACAACCTTAGCAATGTCAGCTGATTTCAGAAAATTAATAATCCATTGAGTACCATTCCTAACTGATAAACAGTCAATAGTCTCGACAAATACCTTATTTTCTGATGTTCTTGCTGCAATTGATAGTGATACGTTGTTGCCATCTTGACCAAACTTGATACCGACAAAAAGCTTGCTTTTGAGTTCTGGCACTTGCTCAACTTTGAGTTTTGCCCATTCTTTTTCGGATATAACTGATTTTTGGTTAAAGGATGGCCAATAACCTAAGCGTTGGATGTTGTGATCAATCTCATCTTCACCTAATTCAGCTTCGATTTTCCTCTCGTTGAGGTGGAATCCCATAGATGGGTTGGAAATATACCAGGAAGATACATCGTTAATCTTAACCATCTCAGGAACTGACCATTCAGCCCAACCAGAATAACGCTTATTGCCTTTTAAGCAATCTTTCCGATATGCTTCAAATACTGTACCAGTAGATACCATCGTTGGCGGCGTTCCACACATAATAGTCATTGGATTATCACTATCAGTAACTGTGTACTTCAATGCTGATTCTTGCTCAGATGTGTATTCTTGTGCCTCGTCAATGATAAGTAAGTCAAATCCCTCACCAAGTCCACCGTTTGATGTCCTAGTTCGGAACTGGATAACAGCGCCGCTGGCTTTGAACTCTATACGCTCTTGACCCTTGGCTTTATTTGATATAAAGTCTTCTCCATCAACATAACCTGACATCTCAAGGTATTTTTTTACCTTTTCGAATGATGCATGAGATGTGCTAATTCGATGAGCTGTATGCAAGATTTTTAAACCTTTATGCAAAGCCCACAGCTCAACAATATAGACTACTTCCGTCTTACCGTTACGCCGTGGGATAGCATACCCATACTTTTGATGAACCCACAGACCATTTTCATCTATGGCCATAATTGGGATAAGCATATTTACTTGCCATGGATAGCAGCTTAGCCCTGTTTTTTTGTAGTAATTAATAGCTTCATGCGCTAGAGATTTAGCAAAATGTAAATTTACCGATTGAGTAGGTCGCTGATTGCCAAGCTTTGTTTTCGTCTTAGTAACCATACTTATTCCTTTCAATCGTACTGCCTAGTTTTTAGCCATGCGACAGGGCACAATAAAAAGCCGTATTGCTACGACTTTGGTTTAAGTTGATTCATAAGTCTGTTCAAAAACATCAGGTTTACATGGATAAAATTCACCAGCGATGCCTTTGATGATGTAGTCGCCTTCAAGAGTGGGGATTACAATACTCAAAGTCGAACATAAGGTATTTTGACCAATAAACTCTTTGATTTTTTCATAGTTTGTACCCGTAAATTGAATTGCTTCAACTACGACCGGTTTCTTACGATATTTCATATCACTTCCCCCACTTACGTTTGTAGTTTTTCTTGATGTAGTCAACCGTGTCACCGATTGCCTTGATAACTGATTGGTTATCTAAAGTAGCAGCTTTAACAGTCGCTAGCACGCCACTTTTCCATCGGTTCAGCGTCTGGATCCATTCCCAAAACATATTTTTGTGGGAATGAGTAAAACTCAGCCGTAACCTCTGCTCTCTCAAGCGTTCTCTTCGCTGCCTTTTGATGATACATTCCAGCCTTGGTAATGCGACTGCGACCAAATGGTCTAACTGCGTCTGGTCTGTGAATGATAGGTACAAGCAAGGGGTGACCTGTTGGATTTTTAATATTATATGGTTTCCCTTTTTTTGGATAATACCAGATGTCTTTGTCTGTGAAATAGGCCTCTAACGTAGGATTACCGTTTGAGTCAGACTCTAAAATTGCATAACCCTCTGTTAATAAAAATGTAGTTGGGTCAAGTATCCCCGTCGCTTTACTAGCTTCGATAACTTGCATTTTAGGTAAGCCGTCTTCCGCTCCTGGCATGATGTACACAAAGCAACAAGATGCAATTAATGCTGACTGTATGGCTGTATCAAAAAAGATATCAGGGTTATTCGCTTTAAAAATTTCCCAAGCATTAAAATCATCGTTGGTAAACTCCCTGAAAATAATACGGTCCGCAAGGCTATCAACCCCTTTAGCGGTCCATTCTAACACAGACCTGTACATTTCACGCACATTATTTGGCATGACAATACTTCGTGTGTCGTCTCTGTCATCCATGGCATAATAACGATATCTTTTATCAACTCCAGTTTTAAAAAGAGCTAACTTCCTACGAAGATAGCCCATACCCATATAATTCATTTCTGCTCCTTTATTTTTTGCATGACTAAATCTACAAAGGATATCTACAAGTATTACAGGGTCTCAACAAAAGATGTAGAGATTGTCAGAGAACCTCTTAATCGTCACGATCCAAATGCCATAAAAGTCATGGTAAACAAAACTTTTGTTGGCTACTTTCCAGCAGACTTAGCTAAACGATTAACCCCTTATGTAAAAAAATCTAGTCATTACCAAATGGAAGCAACCCTTACTGGTCGTGGTGGACAATACAAAACACTCAAAAACGATTTAAAGACCGTGGTTACTAAAAAGAAAGATATAACTTATAAGTTACGATTGACTATTTTAAAAGTAGATAGAGTATCAAAAAGTAAAAATGCTGGATTATTAGAGTCGATAGCATCTTGGTTTCTCAACTAACAAAAAAGCCCCACGCTCAAATTTGGCGAGGAGAGCGTGAGGCGAATCTAGTATAGTAAAAACCTGCTTCGCAGTAGGTCTCTTTACTATACCTATTTTAACAGAAAATGAGGTAAAAAACAAATGTGGATAGAAGAAACTGATAACGGTAAATTCAAATTTCGTGAAAATTATAAAGATCCTTACACTGGAACATGGAAACCTGTATCCGTTACTATGGAGAAGGATAATTCAAGAGCTTATAAAGCAGCTCGAAAAATCCTTGAACAAAAAATAACAGAAAAAATAGCGCAATTAAAGGCCTCTGAGTTACTTTTCACGGAACTTTTAGATGAATGGTGGGCGTTTTATAAGAAAGAACTTAAAAGGTCGTCTGTAGCTTCTCTGAGAGGTAATATCGAAGAGATAAGGGAAACTTTTGGAATAGGTGTTAAAGTAGTGAATATTGATCCTAAATACGTTCAGAATTATCTCGATAACCTAGATTGCTCTAGGAATAAAAAAGAGCGTAATAAGTCTATGCTAAACTTAGCATTTGATTATGCTGTTGGTTTGGATATTATCCAAGATAATCCTGCAAGACGTGCTAAACTCCCAAGGGTAAAGAAAACTCTTGAAGACTGGAAAAAGGCTGAAGAAAAATATCTTGAAGAAGATGAAATTAAACCATTATTGAAAGAATTGTACAGAAGACCTAGCACTTACCGACTTGGTTTGTTGGCTGAGTTTATCAGTTTGAACGGTTGTCGTATCGGTGAAGCTGTCAGCATTGAGCCGTGCAACTACGAATCTAAGTCAAGAATATTGCAGTTGCACGGAACATTTGATCATACAGAAGGATATCGTAACGGGGAAAAGACAGCACCAAAGACATTAGCTTCTTATCGTGAAACCATCATGACAAGTAGAGAACTTGAAATTCTACAAGAGTTAGAATTTATGAACGAACTAGAAAAAAATACAAATCATAGATATAGAGATATGGGATACCTTTTTACAACAAAAAACGGTGTTCCAATTCAGACTAACTCATTCAACTTAGCTTTAAAAAAAGCTAATGAAAGATTGGAAGACCCAATTACAAAAAAACTTACTAGCCACATCTTCCGTCACACTCTTATTAGCCGTCTAGCAGAGAATAACGTGCCGCTAAAATCAATCATGGAACGTGTAGGACATGCAGACGCTAAAACTACTGCCCAAATTTATACTCATGTCACAAAGAAAATGAAATCAAGTGTAGCTGATATTATGGAAAACTATTAA